GGCGTCTTTTCGTCTTCGGGATCGGCCGCCGGCTCTGCAGGCGCAGCCGCAGCCGCATCGAGCGAGAAACCGAGCTCAGCAGCGAGGAAGCGCTCGCGGGCGATCTCTTCGAAGACGTCCTGCATGCGGCCACCGCGCTCGGCGATGGCCTGAGTGATGGACTGCACGCGGGCTTCGGCCAGCAGCTTGATGCCGTTGGCTTCCTTCACCGGATCGATCCACGGCATCTTCGGGCCTCGGAACACGGCCTGGGCGACGGTTTCCGGGCGGATGCCGGCGGGAACGCGCAACTTGCCCGAGGCGATGGACAGCGCGACGAAGCGCTCCCAGATCGGCTGGACGAAGCGGGCGACGAACTGGCCGGTCATCATCCGGTAGCCGTCGTAGCTCTCCACCAGCTCCTGCCGCTGGGCGCTGTAGGTGCCGTCGTAGTCGCCGGAAAGGCTGGAGTAGCTCAGGCCAATGGCGCGCGACACGGCGCGCATCATGGCCATGCGGAACCGCTCCAGAATGGTGTTCGGGCGGTTCGGGTTGACCATCTCGATGGATTCGCCCGGCAGCGTCTCGGTGAAGATGGCGCCGGCTTCCAGCAGGAAATCGCGCTCTGCCGGGTTGGCCGCGGTGCCGTCATCGGCCAGCGGCTGATACTCCATGTCCTTGTCGCGCTTGATGTACGCGGCGATGCGCGCAGCAATGCGGGCAGCGATGCGCTCGGACTCTTCGTAGTCCTTGATGTCGATCAGGCGATCGATGGCGCTGGCGAACAGGCTGATGCCGCGCAGGCCGGAAAGGCGCTTGCGCACGGCCAGGTGCAGGAAGCGATCTGCCGGCACGGACTTGAGGTTGTTCTCGCCCACCCAGCCGCCGTTGCCGGGGTGATTCTTGTAGACCCAGTAGTTCAGCGGCTGGCCCCAGCCGTTGCGCTCGATACCAGCGCTGATGCGCTTTTCGGCGTCGTCGTAATCCAGCGGCACCACGTCCGCCTCGAGCAGCTCGATGGAGAGCGGCACGCTGCTGGCGTGCTTGATGAAGCTGCCGGTGCCTTCCACCAGCTGGGTGAACTGCTCGCCATCGCGCAGCCAGCTGCGGCAGGCCAACTCCTGGCACTGCACCCAGTTGAGCGTGCGGGTGACCTCCGGCGAGACGACCCACTGCCGCCACAGGTCCAGCAGCTGGCGGGCGAAGTCGTCATCGATGCTGTCGAAATCCTTGCCCGGCGAACTCTTGCGCGGGGTCGGCTCGATGCTGATACCGGCCGGGCCGATGATGTTGCGCACCAACGTGGTGATGGCGCCATCGACCAGGTCGTAGTTGCGCTCGAGGTCGCGGACGGTGGCGCGGACGGTGGCCGCATCACGCACCACCAGGCGGTCGCCGGTGGCGTTGTCGCGGCTCTTCTTGCGGCGTTTGGTGGAGCGGCCGCCCTCGTACAGGGCAAGCACAGAACGCGCGAACATGCGCTGCTGCGCGGCCTTCGGCGAGAACACGGCGATACCGCGATCCAGCAGGTTCATGCGGACGCCGGCGCGCTCAGTCATTGAACACCGCCGTGCGGTAACGCAGGCTGCTGACGCCGCTGCGCTTGCCCTGCTCTGCCGCCAGCTTGCCTTCAAGCGCAGTGATGGCCTTGCGGATTTCCGCGAGTTCAGCTTCCTGCCGCTGGCGGATGTCCAGGCGCCAGCTCAGACCCGCCGTGAGGATTCGCTCCTCGGCGGCGTAGTAAGCGTCCAGACGTTGCTGCGTGTTCGACATGGACACGCAAGATATAGATGAGTTTGTCTCACGTCGTGGTGGCCGTGAGACTTTCTTCAGCCCGCTTGAAGAAGTCGGCTCGGGTGCCACCGATAGGCAGTTGGCCGACTGCAACGATGCTTCCGCATGATCTCCTGCAGTGGCATGCCGAGACGCCAATCCTCGGTGATCGCATCGCCGTCTATCGGCGCCTTCGCGCGGTAGCTGACACGCTTTCCGGCGAGGATCTCCATCTGTACCGCCACCAGCGTGTCGGCTAGCTGCAGCGCCGCGTGGGCCGGAATGCCTGGCTCTGCGATGCGAATGGAGGCGGCGTAGCTTTCGCGGATCTGGTCCACCAGTTCATCCACTTTGATGTCGTCTGCCATTCTGTTCTTCACTCCGAATCGACCCAGCCGCTGCGGCGGCGGGTGGTTTTTGGTGTTCCACGGGAATCAACGGACCGGGCGGTGCTGCCACTTGCTGGAGGTGATGTTTCACGGGAATCCCCGGTCACTGCGGCAGCGACGGATAGTCGTGCCTCCAGCGCATCCCAGTCAGCGCGGGTGTAACGATGCAGGCGCAGCTCCGGGTGATGGGCGGCTGCGTAGGCGTAGACCCACGTGTCCAGCGGTTCGTTGCGTACCACCTTCTTCTCGAACCGGTTTTTGACCGGGTTGTATACTTCCGAGACGAGGCCGGGGAAGAACTCGGCCGGCAGCTCATCGGAGAAGTGCACCAGCCGGGCGTCCGCCTGCTTGTCGGCATCGGCGCCAAGGCGGCTGTAGAGGTAGTGCTTAGCGGCGACGGTGCCGACGTGGTAAACGGTTATTCCACGCTTGTCGGTACGGCCGCGCCAAGTGACGTCCATCAGCTTTCCCTTGGAGAGCAGCGGGGCGTTGTTTGGTACGGCGCCTAAGATGCACATGGGCCGGGTGATCAGGCGGCTGCGGACGTAGTGCTTGACGGCCTCGGTGCGGTGGCCGCCGGCGTCGATAGCGCTTGCCATTGGCCGCAGGAGTACGCCGTCCACTCGCTCGATGGGGCGGTTGAGCAGATCGGTTAGCGAGAGCCACACGGCCTCTTCCGCGGGATCACCCGGCAGCTCGATGTAGTCCAGCGTCCAGGCTGCCATGCCGCGGCCCCAACCGATGATGTGCACGGCCAGACGGTTGTCCTGCGTATCGACGCCGACAGTGATGGCCAGCACGCTGATTGGCGCGGCGCGCAGCTTGTAGGGCTCCGCCCGATCGGCAACGAGGGAGTGCTTCACCGAGCGCATGGCCGGGTCTTCCCAGGTCTCGGCAAGGCGGTCGTTGATGAAGGTTTTTAGGGCGGCCGGATCGTTCTGCGCGTCACGCCACATTTCAGCCAGCTCGGCCCAGCGCGGGCCCAGACCGAACTGGTAGTACAGGCAATTGATGGTGTACCCACGAATCGGTGAATCCGGGTTCTCCGGTACCCACCGACCAGCGGCGATCATATCCGTCTTGTGGTGCTCATCGATTGAGGCGCCACACTCACAGCATGCGTACCACGCTTCCTTGCCATCCGATGACCACACCAGCCCGCTCCACTGCAGGGCTTGGTAGTGCCCGCAGTGGGGGCACGGGACGTGGTAGCGACGGCGGTCGCTCTTTTCGTACAGCTGGTTGATCCGGCTGAGTCCGGCAATAGTGGGCGTGCTGATATAGAGCCGCTTGTACGTGCTGGGGAAAGCACTGGTTCGGCCGTCCAGCATCTTTACCGGGTCGTCGCCGGTGCTCAGCGCCTGGGCGAACTCGTCCAGCTCGTCGGCGATGACATAACGCGCGGTGGTGGACTTCAGGCGTTGCGGGCTGCCGGCATGCTCAACGTACAGCTGGCCGCCGGCGAAATCCTTGAAGGTCCTCTGGTTGGCGCTGTCGCGGCTGGCGGTGCTGCTGAGCGCTTTGCGCACCGCCGGCACCACTTCGATCATGGGGTTGAGCTTCTGGGCGATCCACTTGTTCTGGCTCACCTCGCCCGGCAGCGCGTACATGATGGGCGCCGGGGCATAGTCCATCCAGTACGCAAGCGCGTTGGTGGCCAGCTGGCTTTTACCGAACTGGATGGGGAACTGACAGACCATGCTCTTGACCGGGCTGCGCGCGGACATGCAGTCCATCGGCTCGCGCAGCGGCGGGTTGTTGGCGGTGTGCCACTTGCCGGCCTTGCTGCTGCCTTTCGACGACAGGCGCATGTGCTCATCGCACCACTGCGAGACGCTCATCGGACGCCGCGGCAGAAGGGCGCGGGCGAGCACGTTGCCGATGGATTTCGAAGAGCTAGCCAGCCCGATGTAACTCACGCCGCCACCTCACCCGCCTGGGCGACCTCGCGGAAGGCGCGACTCAGCTCTTCAAGGCTGTGGCTGACCTCGTTCCACACCAACTCGCGGCAGCGTGCTTCATCGGAAGTGGCGGCCAGCTGCGGCGCCAGGGTATCGGCCATGCGCTCCAGCTCGGCGCGCAGGGCACCGGCCGCCTGCCCGAGGACCGCTTCGACATCCCGCCGGTCCAGCAGCAGGCCCAGGCTGATATCCAGATCGCGCTGTGCGGCTTTGGCGTCCACCTCGGCTTTGTCGGCCAAGGCGCGGGCTCGGCGGACCTGAG